CCAACGCCGCCATGACCCGGGATGCCCTGCTGCTGCGCCACTTGTTGCGCCATTTGCTGCTGTTTGTCCAGTTCCTCGTCGGTCGGGACGATATCCTGCCCCGGGAGGCCAAGCGTGTCTGCGATGGGCCTGAGGGCCTTAGCGCGGCCTTTGGGACCAATGATCTGCATGTCGATCGGATTGGCGGTCGCTTGCAGGAACTCCATTTGACGGGCGCGCTGGGTCTCTTTCTGGATCGCCACGTTGACGCCCAGCACCCGAACCTCTTCCTCGCCGGTCAGCAAGCCCGTGGTATCGGTCAGCATGACCATGTCGAAGAGTGCGCCGATGATGCCCTCCATAACGTCACGGTCGATGTTCGACGCCACGGTCTGGAGGATTTTGGAACTATTCGACATGAGCATGGACAGGCCAGAGGCCGTGCGCCCGATACTGCCTGTCTGCGCGCCCGTCATATATCGCGGGATGGCGCTCATTTCGTCGGCTAGTTCGGTCCAGAACGAATAGACGCCCATGGTCTCTTGGGCATTGTTGCTGGGCTGAAAGAACGACACCGGAGGCTCAGTATTGTTGCCCATGGGGTCTGACTTCACATGCCAGCGCTTCCACGGGAACATGCTCTCGCTGTCCTCGCCCGGGCTTACCCGGTCGTCGTTGACCACCACTTGCGGACCTGACGCCATCGACAGGTTATTGACCATCGCACGGAGCGTAGCATTGCATACATTTTGAATGTCCGCGAGGATATCGGGGAGGCCGTTGCCCACGGGCGTTCCCGGGACCTTCTCAAACGACGTGATAAAGTATTGATGACGCTTCCTCGGGGAAGGTATAAGCTGGGTCTTGATGACGTGCCGCCCGATAACCCAGACGTTCACGAAATAATCGCGCATCTCGTCTTGGATCAGCTTCGGGTCCATGCCCTGTTCAAGCAGAAACCGCCCCTGCGCGTTCCCCTGAAACTCCAGACAGTCAATCATACCGGACTGATTGAAACGAGGGTTTTCCCGGCTTTCCAGCACGGATCGCTCGTTGTCTGTCTGGTCCCAGGTATCCGACAGTCCGCCCCGCCCGTATTCATCCAGCACGGCGCGGACTTCGGTTTGGTCGTACCCGGGGATATCTAGGAGGTCGTTGAGGTCCGCGCGTGTCAGGCGCGAGCGCTCGACCACGTTGGCGTCGGATATGTCCGCTGCGCCGGGGGTCCAGTATAGGTCGAATGGGTCTACGCGCGACCAGACCAGCTTGGGCTTGGTGACCGTGACCGCCTTGCCGTTTTGCCATTCCACGTCGGTCTTGAGGCGGACCGTGGGACCTTTGATGCAGGCATACGGGAACAGTGGCAGGTCGGTGATAAACTCCTGCAAGGCGTGGTAGAAGCCGCCCTCGTTGAGGATATCCTGTAGCTTGTCCTCAGCTATTTTCGCCTGCTGGGCAGCTTTCTTCTTGGCGGCTTGGCGCGCACCCTCGGTAAGTTGGCCGATACGGTCGCGCAGCGCCGTCGCCTGAGGCAGTTGCCCACCGTTCTGGACTATGGTGCCCAACTCGGAGTGAACAAGCTGCTGGATCGCCTGCATAACCTCGGGAGGAATGGCCGGGTCTGGGTCGGGCACGAGGCCCCACGACTTGTCAGCCCCTAAGTAAACGTCCCTAAGTAGCGAGGACGTACCGCGACACTTCATGGCGATGACGCGAGCGTACACGTCGGAACCGCCAAAGCGCTTGATCTCATTCAATTGGCTTGGATCGTACTGCCCGTTGAACGCCCTAAGCGCACTGAGAAGCCGATCAGACCAGCCGCGACCGACGGTATCCCGGTGCCGCTTCATCAGACTGTATTGGTCGAGGACGAACGACGCCAGCGACGACGCATCAGGCACGGGCGGTTCTGCCGGTGTACCGGCGCGGTCGGCCTGCTGTTTGGCTAAAACTGCGGTCGTGTCAGCGTTGCTAACGACACGCAGCGCACCGAAGGAACCGGGACCATTTGCCATTCGGCCTGTCTGTGGTATGTTGCGTGGAAATCAGGAGCATTCGGGATATACACCAATGGCCACAGGATTGTCAATCGCCAGTGCTAAAAACCTCAAAAACCTGTCCGACACCGAGGAACACGAGCAGTTCATTCGGTCGCTGGCCATGGAAATCGCCAAGGACATGGACGAACTTGAGGATATCCTCAAGCGTTTTGGCCTTGACCGGGCGCAATTTGACGAAATCACAAGCACCCGGTTCTATAAGGCCGCATGGGCGCAGGCCGTTAAGGACTGGAACTCTGCGGGCAACGCCAAGGAACGCACCCGGCTTAAGTCGCAAATTCTGCTAGAGAACGCGATGCCAGAGTTGTATGCTGATATGCTCAACAAGGATTACTCGCTAGCGGCACGGGCTGACCTGTTCGCCAAGTTCTCCAAGATCGCGGGCTACGACGCCAACACTGTCCCTAATCCCAATGGCGGTGAAATGTTCAATATCACAATCAACCTCGGCGCTGAAAAGCCAATCGTTATCCACCAACGCCAAGACTTACTCCCAGAAGTAACCGACGTTGAGGATATCTGATGCCCTCCCTGAATTACAGTGCGCCCCCGACTTGCGCAGAGTTCATGAAGTCGGAGAGTTTCGGGCGGCTGATCGCGGGGCCGGTCGGTTCGGGTAAGACCACTGCATGTATCCTAGAACTGCTTAGGAGAGCCTGTGAGCAGGCTAAAGGCGAGGATGGGCTACGACACACCCGGTTCGCCATCGTCCGCCAGACGCTCTCCCAATTGAAGCAGACGATCCTCAAGGACATTCAGCTATGGCTCGCGGGTATCCACGAGTGGCGCGTGTCGGAGAGCACCATCTATGTCAAGTTCGGAAACGTCCGGTCAGAGTGGATACTAATTCCTCTGGAGGAACCGGAGGACCAGACCCGCCTTCTGTCGTCTCAGTTGACGGCGGTGTGGATATCGGAAGCCATTGAGGTCAACTCTCGGCTTATCGCCCCCATCGGCGGTCGTTGCGGGCGTTTCCCGTCAGGTCAGTACGGCACGCCGACGTGGCGCGGTATCATTGCCGACACGAACTTTCCCACCGAGGGAAGCGACTGGTGGCAGTTCATGGAAAATCCGCCCCTGTCCTTCCAGATTTTCAAGCAGCCGGGTGGTCGGACGCCGTTTGCCGAGAACCTACAATGGCTCGACCAGACCGCCGATACGATCAAACTGCCAGAGGACCACCCGGTTCGCATCCAGCGCGGGCGCGACTTCTACACGCGTAACGCACAGAACGTTGATGTGGATTGGGTGACCCGATACGTGGACGCCCAATATGGCGTTGACCCGAGCGGGCGCGCAGTGTTCGCCGCCAGCTTTAGGCGATCCGTGCATGTTGTCCCCACCATCGAGCCGGTGCCTTCGCGCCTGATTATCATTGGTCAAGACTTCGGGCGGCAGCCGTGGAGCCTCATATGCCAGCTTGACCATAGGGGCCGTCTGCTAGTGCTTGAGGAAGTCCCCGGGGAGAACACGGGCCTTGAGCAACATCTAAAGACAAGCCTGCGCCCTGCGGTCATGACCGAACGTTATATGGGCCGTCCCATATGCCTAGTTGGCGATCCTGCGGGCCGCGCCAAGTCCAGTCTGTATGAGACCAATGAGTTTGAATTGCTCCAGAGTTGCGGTTTTAGCGCTGCGCCCGCGCCCACGAACGACCTCGATCCTCGTATCCGCGCAGTTGAAAAGTTCTTCCAGATGATTGGCCCGGGCATCCTGATTGACGCCTCGCGGTGCCCGACGCTGGTAGCGGCACTGAGCGGGCAGTATCGGTTCATGAAGATGCGCTCGGGTGTCTCCAAGCCCACCCCGGACAAGAACCCGTGGTCGCACGTCGTTGACGCGCTGCAATACGTCTGCCTCGTCGCCGGGAACCCCGGGGCCTATAGCATGGCGTGGGGCGTCGTCATGAACACTGGGCGCACAAAAAAGCCCGCGCCTTTTTCAGCACGGGCTTGGACCTGAGTTACTCTCAGGAGTAATCAGGGCGGCGTCATCTTGCCTTTGGAACTCTGGTAGTTCTGGTACGATGCCTTAGACTGGGCGACGGCGTCCGCCTGCTCATGGTCCTGCTGCTCTTGCTTGAGCCGCGTCAACTCATTTTCGTCTTTGGCTAGCTCAATGGAAATGCTGTCGAAGCGCCGAGTGGCAACCTCGACTTGGGTCTTGATAAGCCCCTCAATGCGGTTGCCCGTGCTGTTGAGATTGGCTACCTGATCCGTGATGGTCGCCAGCGTTGTGTTGTGGGACTGGACGCTCGACGCCACCCATACGCCCAACGTGGACAGGATGCCACAAAGGGCCATCATCGAGTAGCGCCCAACTCGGCTCTCAACAATGTCGCTGACAATGTCGGACGTGGTCATTGCGGCCCCTTTGGCAACCGTAGTGAGTGTGTCTAGGAACATGCCGATGTCCTCTGTAAAGATGACATTCGGGCGTTAATATCGCTTATGTGTGGCAAAATTAAGGGCGGTAACCCTTAGGTAACCGCCCCTAAGTAATCAGGCCGTACCGGCTGCGGCGTCGAACGCTGCATCGGCTACAGCGTCAAGCTGCTGCATGGCTGTGATCTGGGCGGGTGTCACCGCCTTGGTGCGCAGGGCAGCAATGATGTTCTGCACAGGAGCGACAAGGTCCTGCGCTTCCTTCACCACGACCGGAATAAGCTGGATCAGTGTAGTGATAATGCTTTCCACCATGCCTGACCCAGCGCCGAGCGTCGGTAGAATTTGAGTGAGCATGGCGACAATCGCCATTGCAAGCGTCTGATACATTGAAAACTCCTATTTGGCGTTGTACGCGGCGAGCAACCCTTGGGCGGACGTAACCGCCGTCATGAGGGTATCGTACCCACTGACCGGCACCGGCTGGTTTGGATTGGCCAGCATGAACGCCTCAAGTTTGTTACGCGCCACGCGCCCCTCTTTGACGGCGGGCACAAGTTTGGCGACCACGGCGCTCGACTTGCAGACCTTAGCGTCCGGGCATTTCGGCAGTGTGAGGTAGTTTGTCGCCGTCACTTCCACAGCGTCAAAGCTGTTTGCGGCGATAACGACCTTCTGCGGGTCCACGGTGGCCGATTGGATGGCCGTGAAGGTGGAGCAGCCCGGAAGGGCGAACACCGCCAGTAACCCAAGGATACGAAAGTTCATGTTTACCCCTTTAGTTGCACTGCGCGGGATGCGCGATGCACGTTGCCACGTCCCCGAGGGGACTGGAGCACCCGCTCAACGCGAGCAGTGCGACGATGACGAGGGCGCGCATTAAGACGCCTTCGGCGGTGCAGTGACCTGCGGCGCAGGGACACTCTCTGCGACCACCTTGACGCCCGGGAGGGCGTTGATGGAGGCGATCTGGGACTTGTGGCTGGCGCTCCACGTGGCGAACAGGCCGCTCCCCATGGCGATCAGGGGCGCAAGGCCAGCAGCCAACTCAGAAACGCCCGTGCCAATATGCCCGAGCGAGGTAGTCAGGGTCCCGGCTTCGCCCGCCGTGACAATCCCGATAGAGGCTGCGGCTGTGACCGCACCCATGGCGAAGGTCAGGACATGCCTTCCCGCCGCCGCATACTGCCCAAAGTTCACGTCCATCAGATGTTCCTTCAATTGCCCAAGCATTTCCAAGCGACAATGTCATTTAGGGCCATCGTGCCAGTCGCCGTTACAGACGCTCCGGTGCTGGCCGTTTGGTTCATCAAGTCGGCTGGCGTCGTCTGATCGTGGAAGTCGCACACGAAGCCGTGAGCGGCACCGATGGCGAAGTTTAGCGTAACTGTGCCCGCTGCGCAAGCCCCGCCCGATTTGAACGTGCCCGCGTAATTGCCCCCAGTCTGGGTATTGATCGAGCATGTCCCGCCAGCCGTCGGAGGATTACCGTTGAGCACAATGGAAGGCACATACGCGCCCTCATAGAACTGGATGACCGTGGGCACGAAGCCGCTGCGCTGGACGGTCGCCCAGTTGTTAGCAGCCGTGTAATCGTCGGAGACCGCGCGCATGTTCAAGTTGCCCGAGGTATCCTCCAGCCAGTCCCATATTTTCTGGTTGGCTGGGTTGGCCCCGGTGCCGTCAGCGACCATGCGGATATTTGGCTGCTGACTGGTGATTTGAACATCGTGCATGATCGGGCGCGTCTGGCCCGTGGTGTACGAGATCGGGTGTATCCAAGTCGTGTTGAAGTTGCCGCCGATGTTCGCGCCAAACGAGATGTTCCACAGGTTGAGCGAAACAGGATCGAGCGTGGCGTTGATACCATATCCGGTATTGTTTCCAAAGTACGTGCCCACCATCTGCACGTTGCTGGCGGCGGTGAGGGTCTTGAAACCGTCGCCCAAGCAGTTGTATATCAGCCCGCCGTTGACAACAACGTACCATTGGACTGCCGCGTCCATCAGGAAACAGGCGGTGCCCTGCGCCGTCGCCCACCAGACGTTGGTCGCCATAAGCACGGAATTATTGCTGCCGGGGTCCGCAATCTCAAGCCCAACGCCCGGTGCGCCGCTGGTGATATCGACAACCGTGCCGCTATCGAGGAACACTTGGAGGTTGGCTACCGCGACCTTGTCTTGCGAGATACGGATATTGGTCGAACTGAATAGCACGTCGGAGTTGGCAATATGGAAGCCACCCACGTTACCCGCGATATTCAGCCCAATGAGCGAGTGTCCGATGGTGCCGTCCGTCTGGGCCAAGTCCGTGATTTGAACGGCTGCATCGCCCTGCACGATCTCGGCAGTGCCGGACGTGGAGTTCGCCTGTAGGGCGTAACCGTTCATGTTGATCGTGTTGCCACCGACAAACACGAGGCCGTTGAACCAATTATTGTTGCCATTGAGACCGCCGCCAACTTCAACGTTGGATAAGACGCTCTGGCACACGTCGAACAGTTTCAAGCCCGCGCCGCCCGTCATGACGGTGCTGGACATGACCGACAGATCGCGGAGCGTCCAGTTGTACACTGAGCATCCATTGACGGTGGCTCCAATGGTGACGGCTGTCAGCGAGGTTCCTGCGCCCGCATAGAGCAACCCTGCGCCATGGCCTCCAGTTTGGATGGTGACGTTGTTCGCGGCGGGAAACACGATGGCTGACTTGAACACGCACTTATTCGGACCCGGCAGGTACATGGTTGACCCGAGGGTCACCGACGCCGCCCATGCCTGAATGGCCGTCGTATCGTCCGTGACGCCATCGCATAGCGCGCCAAATGCAACAGGCGATACACCGTTGGGCGCTCCAATCTTGATGATCGAATTGGCGATGGCTTGCAGCACGGGATTGAGGACCGCCCCCGAGATGCCGCCTGTGCCATTCGAGTTGATGTACGTGTTGATTTCCGTAATCAGGTTCGGGAGCGTCTGCGCCCCGCTCGACTGCGCGAACGCATTGCCGAAGGGGAAGATCGCAAACCACGCTGCGATGATTACTCTTGAGAATAGTTTCATGTCCCTACCTTACTGGAAGTGTGCTTGAACACGAATCATGCCCATACCGCCTGCACCAGACTGGACGCCTGCTGAGGTAGCAGCGACACCGCCGACACCTGTGGTATACGTATACGTCGCCGCCAACGGCGGGACATAAATCCTACGCACGGCACCGGCACCACACCCGCCCTGCCCGGGGTTTGTACCCGCTATGATCGCGCCGCCACCGCCGCCCGAGCCAAAGTACCCGGGGAAGCCATTGCGGTTCGCATCGCCCGTGACGCCCGCGCCAGCCTCGCCAGCTAGAGGGCCGCTCGCCCGCGAGCCTTGACCGCCAGCATTGTGCCCTCCGACGCCCAGATTATATACGGGAGTGATGGGCTGCGCTGACCAGTTATAGTCACCGCCCGTGCCAGTGCCCGGGGAGCACGAACCGGGATTGCCCGGGCTTGCCCCACCGCCGCCCGGGGCGCTAAGACCGCCAAACGTAGAGCCACTGCCCGCGTTGCCCGCCGACGTATCGATGCTGCCCGAACCCCCGGCCCCCAGAACGTCTACCTCAAGCCATAACGCCCCCGTAGGCGTGGTGTACGTACCACTCTGCCCGTTGGAGAACTGCACCATCTGCATCGCCTGATACGTGGGCGACGGATACTGGTCGGCGAATATACAATTGTTGCCATCGCAGTTGACAATGCGCGTCGTCCCATTCGGGATGACCACCGAGACGCCGCCACCGGCAGACGAGAATGTGACCGAGAACCCGCCTGTGGTGATATTCTGCACCGTCCACTGGCCATAGACGCCCGCTGGCACCTGAATGATTACGTTGCCCGTAATGGCCCCGTATACAAACTGTCCGGTCTGCGTATAGGCGGGGAGGTTGCCGGGGTAATTGCCGAGAAAGTTGGTGCCCGAGGCGACCACCGTGCCCGACAGGCCAGCCATGTTGTAATACTGATTGGTCCCGAACACGGCTGGCGGCTGATTGTCCGCGAATCTCATGTTCACGCCGTCTGAATAGACGGTTCGTGTGACGCCAGTCGGGATCGCTACCCCTGTGCCCGTGTTCGTAAACACCGACATGAGAAACGCGCCGGTGGTCTGATTGGAGATCGTCCACTGACCTGAGATGCCAAGCGGGAAAACCAACGTCGTATTGCCGACGATAGCCCCGGTCAGATTGACAAGGCTGGGTACATATGACGCCGCATACGACGGATACGGCCCAAGGAACCGAGCGCCAGATATGGTGATGTTGCCCGACAATCCAGTCAGGTTCATTTGCTGGATCGAGTTCACCGACCCGGCAGTCGAGGCATATGGCGCATAGCTCCAGCGGTTCGACCCCAACGGGCAGAACGTCGCGCCTGCATACTGATTGCTGATCGCCTGACTGGACTGCCCAAATACCGTGTCGCCGCCGTTCGTCGCCACAGTGAGCGTATTCGCCCCGTTGACGGCCCCGCCGCCATCGTAGACCGCGATACAGGACCCGGGCTGGAGCGCGTTGACGGCAGGGAGCGTCCACGTTCTGGCGGCAGTGAACGAAGTGGTGTCAGTTGTGATGGTCCGGTCAGTCAGCGCAATCGTATAGTTGGCGTTGACGACGGTCCTGACTTGGTCAATGCCCAAGTTCACGCGAGCGTTCGCGGCTGTCGTTGCGCCGACGCCACCGTTCGCTAGGGTAAGTGTCCCAGTGATGCCCGTAGACAACGGGAGGTTTGTGCCGTGTAGGAGGTTGATCGCACTCGGGGTCCCAAGGTTGGGCGTAATTGAGCACGTAATCGGGGTCAGGTTGTTCGCTTGGCAGATACCAGTTTGGCCGAGGAACGTAGGGGGGAACGAGAAAGCGTTGTTCGCATCCAGCAAATTCGCGCTGGACGCCATGGCGTTGCTGATCCACAGGTTGGCGATTGCCGCCGTAACCGCCCCTGAGGAATTTGGGAAGATGGCCGCATTGATACCATTCTGATAATTCGAGCGATTGTATGCGCTCACTTGCGCGAAAACCCCCGTCACGGAGACCGTGGCGAGGGCTAAGGCAAGCGCTACTCTTGAGAGTAACTTCTTCATTGGCGGGCCAACCTCACTGCGAAGGGACACTGTTGAGAAAATCATGGTTGTTGGTCAGCCAGACGGTCCACAGATTGGCCATCTCCTGGCGTCTGGCGGTCTCGCCAAGGTCGGTGACCCCGTCGTATAGCCCTGCAATCAGCGTCGCCGCGTCGGCAGCGTGCGTGGCTTTCAGGATCAGGTCGCGCGTCTGCGTCTCGATTGCGGTCAACTCCCACCATGCGGCCTCGCATTGGCGTTCAAGCGACTGCTCCGAAGATACGTCCACGCCCATCCGGTTCTTGATGACCTTCGCCCGGTCGGCTGGCCACGAATACAGCCCCCACCCGACGATGGTGTTGTCCTTAAGGTCCCGGTTAAAGGGCATGATATGGCTGTCGGCTTCCGCCGCAGTCAGCATGCCCACTGCGAACGGCACGGGCACGCCCAGCGATAGCCACTTTTTGTAGACCCGGGCGGCGCGGGTGTAGAACGCCATGTCGAGTTCGGGCTTCGGCTCGGGAGCCTTGGGGACCGGGGGAGCGGCTGAGATTGGGATGGGCACAGGGTCCTCAGAGACGGGCGGTAGCGGCACTGGAGCACCCGAGGGCAGGTTAGCCCCAGCACCGCCGACGGAGACCGAAATATGGCCCCCAATTTCGAGCATGCGACCCTTGATGAGGTTGATGATGAGGGAAGGCGTCACTTGAGCACCGGGACAGTCGTGGTGGTCGTGGGCGCAGTTTCGGTGGAAGTCGAGGGCGTCCGCCGCAAATCCAAAGCGGATATTGAGGGCGGCGACGATGTTGGCGGCTTGCTCCAGCACTCGTAGGCCCAGTCCACTCGTGGGATCGTCCGCGCCCACAGCGAAGTCGCCCACCATCTCCACTCCAAAGTGATCGTGATTGACGCATGAGGAGTGCACGCCGTCAGCCTGTAAGTCCGCGAGGATGAACGACCACGGTTCAGGCGTCGCTGCTGCATGAGGACCACTGTGCCATCCATCGACTGTCTTGACAAAAAGGTCATAGTTGTGCCCCCACGCTTCCTTCTGCGCCTCGCTGTAGCTCTCCCACTGCGAAAGATTGGGTCGCCAAGCGTTGTGCAGCGTGACGCCCTTGGGGTTCCAGACCACGCCCGTATTGGGGTTTGGCTTGAAACCGTCCTTCGGGATGGACAAGATATACTGGACCATCTGATCGCGGTCCAGCAATAGCGGCTTGGCGAGAAAGGTCATTGGGGGTCCTATGGTGTGAGAGGGGTACACTGTTCGCGCCCCCATGTCAATCGCCAACTGGGGGTTACTCTTGGAAGTAAGCTACGCGACTTGGCTCTCGCCAACCTCAAGCACGTTGGCGTCGATCCAGCGTTTGATATCAACAGTCCGGTAGTAGACCGTCTTGCCCAGCTTCACGTACCGGGGACCGCCCCCGTTGGTGCGCCAGTATTGTAGGGTGTGATCTGTTATGCCCAGCATGGCGGCTAGCTCGGCCTCAGTCACGAGACCCATCTGCCCCCTCAGTCTGATCTCGTCAATCTGTTGCATCTGACGGGTCCATGAATGGTTTGATGGCCTCCATCAAGTCCAGCCCCACGGTCTGGGTATCGTCTATCCGCCGCTGTAGGCGATTGGCGGCGATGTGCGCCCCGGCTACGAGGATCGTACTCTTGATCCCGGACGGGTAGAAAAACCCAGTCTGGTAGTCGAACACCTGCTCGTCGCTCTCGCTATTCTCATAGTGCTTGACGACGGCATAGGAGAGCGCCTGTATCTCGCCGCTCTCGGCCATCGACACGAGTAACTTTGCCAGCCCGACGACTTCCGGCACGGCTGGGGGACGGGGTCTGACCCTGCCCTCCACCGCACGCAACGCTGGCTTCACTTTCAACCGGACTGGGTCAGCCATTACTTTCTCCAACCTCTGGTGTTCTCAGCGAACGTCGCACGCTTACGCACGGCTGCGGACTTTGAGTTTTCCGCCGCCTCGATCTTACTTGCCGGTATTGGCTTCCCCTTCGGAACTCCCAAGTCCTTGTGGAGCAGCCCCTTGTGGCTGGCTTTGATCTTGATTGGCTTCCTCGACACTGGGCGCTCCTGCTGGGCGAATGAGTTCCTCGATACGCTTCACGAGGCCCTCGGATTTAGCGGCTTGGCCTTGCTGGTAGGGCATCCACTCGGCGTACTTCCGAATGTTGTCTTGCATCGGCGCGTTCGGGTCCTGCTTGATCAGCGTGTTCGCCTCTATGGCGACCATGCCATCCGGGCGCAGCACAACCAAGTTCACCAGATGGTCCGACCAGACCTTGATGACGATGGCAGCCCACGGCTCCACGTTCCAAGTCCTGCCGTCCTCGCCAATCTGGCGGAACCACATTATACGGCCTACTGTCGGTTGGATCATGGGGGAGCCTCTCTCGCCTGATTATGATGCACGACTGGAC